ATTCATTCAAACTAGTTACAACACGTATGGCAGCGTCCACACGCTAGGCGGCACTCCATTGCGTAAGAATTACGCCGGTGTTGGTTATGCATATGATTCTACAAGAGATGCTTTCATTCCACCAAAACCTTATTCATCATGGGTATTAGATGAAGAAACTTGCTTATGGAACGCACCTACTCCATATCCAGACGATGGTAAGGTATATTCATGGGAAGAAGAAGCTTTGTCTTGGATTGAAGTAGAATTTCCAGAAGAGTAACCCGTATAAAGAACTTCATAAAATGTATAAATAGTACTAGTAATAAACACTAGTGCTATTTTATATGGAGTCAGTATGATGGTCGCTCAAAATTTAAAAGTTGTTCTTGCAACTACATTCACATTTTATCTCAAAGCACATAAGTTCCACTGGAATGTTATGGGGTCAGACTTTGCTCAACAACATGAGTTCCTTGGAGATCTGTGGGAAGAAACATTTGCTGCTATCGACCCTATTGCAGAAGCAATTCGCACACTTGGGGAGTTTGCTCCTGGATCACTTTCAGAGTTTATGGAACTATCATATGTCGAAGATAGTGTAGAAGATGTTTCTAATGGTCAGGTAATGTTCTCAACGCTTATTACCGACAATGAATTAGTTATTCAATCGTTAAATGAAGCATACGAAGTCTCAGAGTTAGATAAAACATTTGATGTCAGCGACTTACTTGCTCAAAGAATTAGCGCTCATAAAAAACACGGATGGATGCTGAATTCATTCCTAAGTAAACAACAAGGTTAATTCACATGGCACGCCCTAATTCAAGAGAAACCCTTATCGACTACTGCTTTCGTAGACTAGGTGCTCCGGTCATCGAGATCAACGTTGATGAAGATCAGGTAGAAGATCGCATTGACGATGCGATGCAGTTCTATCAAGAGTACCACAGTGATGCAGTAGCAAAGGTATACCTTAAACACCAAATAACTACGATGGACAAAGAGAATGGATGGATTCCAGTTACAGATTCTACTATCTATGTAACTCGTATTCTGCCTGTTGCAAGCGCATTGTCATCAAGTAGTATGTTTAGCGCCAAGTACCAGATGTACCTGAACGACTTATATAACTTGAACTACATGGGTTCTATGACAAACTATGTGCAAACGATGCAGTACATGTCTATGATCGATACTGTAATATCCGGTTCTGGTATGGAGATCACCTCTTTTAATAGAAACGCAAATAGATTGTTCCTACGCATAGACTGGAACGAAATTGAAGTTGGTGAGTATATTGTAGTGGAAGGTTATCAAATTATAGAACCCGCTTTGTTCTCAGATGTATATGATGACATGTTTCTAAAAAAATATGCAACAGCACTTATCAAACAACAGTGGGGAACTAACTTAATCAAGTTCGACGGAATGCAACTTCCAGGCGGGGTTACCATCAATGCTCGTCAAATATTTGATGATGCTACCACAGAGATAGAACAAATTAGAGAGCAGATGCAGCTTAGTTACGAAACGCCTCCAATGTTCTTTGTTGGTTAAGGAGACCCAATGCCAACAAGTGTTTATTTTGGTAATGGAACTAAAAGTGAGCAGTCACTATATGAAGACATTGTAGTAGAGTCGTTGAAGATTTATGGGAACGATGTTACATATGTTCCCAGAAGATCAGTCCGTGATAATATTTTAAACGATGTAACATCTGGATTCTACGACTCGTATGCGGTTGAGATGTATATTGAGAACAATGGTGGTTTCGAGGGAGACCAAACTTTGATGTCTAAGTTTGGTCTGGAGATACGCGACCAAGCAACATTCATTGTTGCTAGAAGAAGTTGGGAACGCTTTGTTGGAATTTTCAATAACGAGGTTAATAGTATTCGCCCACTTGAAGGCGATATTATTTACTATCCACTATCTAAATCGTTCTTTGAAATTAAATTCGTAGAACATCAGCAACCGTTTTATCAACTGAATAACCTCGTGGTATTCAAACTGCAATGTGAATTGTTTGAATACAGTAATGAGATCTTTGACACAGGAAATCCTGACGTCGATGCTGTTCAAACATATAGTGCAGTATCAACAGTTATTAGAGTCGCGTTACCATATGATGATTCGGAACTTCTCGTGGGTGAGCAAATAGTTCAAGGCGTTGCAGACGGAATCTTTATAAATGCTGAAATCACCAATGTAGTTGTTGACAGTGAGGATCCTGCCAAGAGAATCGTTTGGTTAAGTAATATAACTTCTAGCGATGGTGAATGGCACGATATACTGAATAACTTTAGAATAGTTGGTCAGGCAAGTTTATCTAGTTGGTTGATTGATAGAATATATGATATTAATGATACTGACGTGAACTTTACATTCCCACAGAACTCTGCTCAAAACCAAGAATTCGAAATAGAAGCGGATGGTATCATGGACTTCAGTGAGGTTAACCCGTTTGGTGATCCAAACGACGGAAGATACTTTAGTATACCAGATAATATAGAATCTAATTCTATATCTGGAGCATTTACAGTTAACTCTACAAGTATCACAGTAGATAGCGTCCTGATAACATCAGACAAAACAATTTTTTAAGGATATATAATGGCTAAACAAACTATATTTACCGGAAGTGTTTCTAACGACGGCACTGGAGACCTATTGCGAGACGCATTTATTAAAGTTAACCAAAACTTCGACGAACTGTATGTAGAAAATTCTGGTGCTCATGATAGGTTCAATGTAGCATATGGTGGAATTAATTCTGTTCAAGCACTTGTTGATACGGTATTTTCATATAACTCAGTTCCGATAGAAGTATCTATTACAGTGACGAGCGAAATATTCCCTAGATGCGAAGTTAGGTTAGCGGCGCCTCAAATTATTTTGGATGGTGTAACGAACGGACCCGTTATCATCCAACGAGTAATCGGCGCGACAATTACAAACCTGCATGCTGTATCAGTTTCTAACATTGATAATAATTATCATGTAGTAATAGAAGATGAACATAATCAAGAGGCAGGGGTTGAAGTTACATATAGACTTTATAATGGAACTTCAGTTGAACATGGTGGAACTATATACTTCCCAACTACATATGGATTTCAATTCGGATGTAAGGAAGTATAATGGTCGGAGAATATTTCTACCACTCATCTATTCGTAGGTTTGTAGCAGTATTTGGTTCTCTGTTTAACGACATCAAGGTTATTCATCAGAACGGTGCTCAACAGCGTGTACCTCTTTCATATGGGCCCAAGGATAAATTCCTTGCTAGGTTAGATGAACAAGTAGACTTAGAAGCACCAAAGGTTGCTATTAAATTACCTCGTATGTCGTTTGAAATATTAAACATGACATATGACACACAATCTAAATTGAATAGGAATAATAGAATCATTGTCGACGAAAGTGTATTATATACATATGCTCCATATAATATATCAATGTCGTTGAGTATTATGGCTAAAACTCAAGACGATGCGCTTCAGATTATAGAACAGATCATTCCGTATTTTCAACCAGAATATACGGTTACTATTAAAGAAGGTGTCTCTGACTTATTGAAAACAGATATACCTATTACACTAAATAGTATTGACATGACCGAAGATTATGAGGGTGACTTCATGAATAGGCGTGCTATAATATACACACTTTCGTTTGACGCGAAAGTGCGTTTCTACGGTCCTGTTTTGAGAACAGGAGTCATTAAGAAAGTTTCTGTTAGAACTATCGATACAGAAAATACAAATAATCGCTATATGAGGCAAACTACTGCGGTTTCACCCAGTAGCGCTCAAGCTTCAGAAGATTATGAAATTATAGAAGACACCAACTACCTTGATGTATCTTATGTATTATCATTAAGACTGTTTCCTGGAACTTATGGCGGTAACTTGGTTAATTATGTTGCTGGGGAAACCGTAACTGGGGCCAATTCTAAGATTAAAGCAAAGGTGTTATCATGGAACCCAATATCTGAAGTTATCAACTTAGTCGATTTTGATGGAACTGAGTTTTCTATCAACGAAACATTATTAGGTTCTACTACTAACGCAGCTAGGTTGATTGAACAATTTATATAAATCGGAATATATTATGAGTGAAAAATCAAGCAAGTTATTAGAGGGATTGAGTAAAAACATTCCCGCTGAGGTTGTACAACGCAATGTAGTAGTTGCTCCTCCAAAGGAAGACACTTCTATACAAGAACTAGATGCAGACTATGAGTTCTCGCGTGAAAAATATAAAGATCTTGTTGATAAAGGTACTCTAGCAATAGACAGTATGATGGAACTTGCTTTACAAAGCGATCACCCCCGAGCGTTTGAAGTTCTTGGTGGTATGCTTAAACACGTTTCCGACATGACTGATAAACTAATGGTGCTGCATAACAATGTAGAGAAGATTAAAACCGTTAAAGAACAAAACAGTAATACTCCGCAAGTTACATCATCAGGTGGATCAGTTACAAATAATGTATTTGTTGGTTCTACTACAGATCTACAACGGTTTATTATTGCCCAGCAGAATAAG